TACCAAAGCAGAAGTAACTTTATTGAGGGAAATATGTCATATAGAATTAGAAATCAGAAAAGCGAGACTTGAATTAAGATCTACTAAACCTTTGTTAGATCAATTGCAATCGCTTATGAAAACAGCGGCAATCGATCCAGGCAAAGTGGCTATTGCAAATTCCGGAAAAAATCTTGATACTTTTTCTAATTTTGTAAAAATTATAGAAAATAATGAACCTGCTGATTATTATAAAGACAAAAAACTCTACAGGGATTTTGATGGTATAGATTTTTATTTTAAAAAATATGTAACTAGACCTATAAAAAATTTTATTACACAGTCAAGAGATTTCAATGTAGATACAGAAGATGATAATGACGAGTTGATGGATAAAGAGATCATAGAAGATGGCGACCTCACCTAGAAAATTTAAAACTAATGAATCTAAAGCGTTAGTTTCACAAAATCCTTTTATACAACCTAAATCGATGATTAGAAGTTCTGTCATTGAAGGAGAGCGAAAAGAAAAAATTAAAAGGTGGATTACTTTCATGAGAAGGAATCCGAATTATTTGATTCGGGATTATTTTGAAATTACCTTGCATCCCTTTCAGATATTAATGATTTGGGTTTTACAAAAAAGTACTTTGGCTTATATTGTTGCTGCTAGAGCAGCGAGTAAAACATTTATTATAGCTATTTGGTCTTTAGTTCTTTGTGTATTATATCCTGGAATTAAAGTTATTACTGTATCAAAAACATTGAAACAAGGTTCATTAATTGTAGGAAAAATAGAGGAACTTAGACATAAATATCCTAATATCAATAGAGAAATAGAAACATTAACTATAAATCCAAATGGAGCAGAAGTTAAATTTAGATGTGGGAGTAATATTAAAGCAGTTCCAAGTTCTGAATCGGCACGCGGAAATCGTGCCAATTATATAGTCATTGAAGAAAGCAGGCTTGTACCAAAAGAAGTTTTGGAACAAGTTATTAAACCTTTCCTAGAAGTAAGAAATCCTAACTATAGATCTAAGCCTGAATATAGAGATGATCCAGAATTAAGAGAAGATGGCATCATATCCTACATAACGTCTGCATGGTATTCAGCCGAATATTGGTTTACTTATGTCAAGTCTTGCATTAAAAGAATGGTTAATGGGGACGAAACGGCTAACTTTTTGGCATTCGATCACCTTGTCGTATTAAGGCATGGGATAAAAACAGAAAAAATGCTTAAAGATGAAATGGATGATACAGATGATATTACTGTGCAGATGGAATATTATAATATTCCAAGTGGGGCAAGTGGTAAAAGTTATTTTCCATTACGTTTATTTCATAGAAATTTGAAGAAAGCTTTTTATCCACAAAAAGAAATGGCTTATAATTCAAAAAAGAATATTTATGACATTCCTAAAGAAGATGGAGAAATTAGAATTGTAACAGTAGATGTTGCAACAAGAGCTAATAAAGTAAATGATAATTCTATTATTGCTTGTGTTAGAATGATACCTTCTATGGGTCGTGGATACGAAAGACATTTGGTTTACATGGAAAGTCATAAAGGCCAGCATGTGGGTATACAAGCTAAGAGAATTAAAGAATTATTTTATGATTTTAATTCTAATTTTGTGTGTCTTGATTTACAGGCGGCGGGTATTGGAGTTTTCGATTCATTGAGTGAAAATACAATTGATGATGAACGTGATATAACGTATCCTCCTTTTACTGTTGTTGGTGAAGAATATGGGATGGTTAAAAACGAAGTAAGAGATGATTTGAGATATAACCATACGAGAGGATTAAATCCCTTACAAGTAATTTTTCCTATTTCAGCAAGTCAAGATTTAAATAGTCAAATGGCTAGTGCATTTAAAATATCTTTGCAAAAAAAATTATGGAAATTTCTTATTTCAGAAGGTGATGCAGAGGATTATTTAATAAAAAATGTAAAAGAATTTACCGCTGATCCAAACGATAGTGATTTATATGCACGATTTTTAAATCCATATGTTAATACTGGATTATTTATAAGCGAATGTATTAACTTAGATTTTAAACCTGTTGGAGATAAAATAAAACTTGTTGAAAAATCTGGATGCTATAAGGATAGATTTTCAGCAATAGTTTACTGCAATTATGTAATATCTACTGAATTTGATAAATTATTACTGAAAGAAATTGTTGAAACAGATGATTTGTCTGAAATTTTAGCAATGACACAATGGGTATAGTTTGGTAAATACAGAGAGATAGGGTAGCTCCCGAAAGTCATAATCCTGAATGATTTCTCTCTGCTTTATATTAATCAGGAATTATTCTACAGGAGGATAAAATGGTAAGCAATAAAAAGTCTGGAATATACAAAATAGAAAATATTTTGAATGGTACTTGCTATATTGGTCAAAGCGTAGATTTGAATAAAAGAAAAAATACACATTTACGTGATTTAAAGAAAAATATACATTACAATGAATATCTTCAAAAGGCATTTAATAAATATGGATCTGAAAATTTTATTTTTAAAATAATTTTATATTGCGAAAAAGATCAATTAAATTATTATGAACAAAAAATAGTTGATATGTGTAATTTGAAATATAATATAAAAAAGGAATGCATTAGTAGCAATTTAGGGATTATAGTTACTAAAGAAGCTAGAGAAAAAATGTCAATAGCTAGGAGGGGAAAACTAAAATCAAAAGAACATAAAAATAAAATATCATTATCTCATATAGGTATGAAATATTCTGAAGAAACAAAAAAGAAAGTTTCTGAAAATCATGCTAATACAAAAGGAATGAATAATGGTAATTTTAAGAAAAAAGAAGTTATTGAAATTATAAAATATGTATTAGATGCAGGTAAGACAATAGCTGAAACAGAAAGAATAACTGGCTATGAGAGACATTTGGTAAGTAAAGTAAAAAATGGATATTATAAAAAATATTATGGTATTTAAATATAATATTTTATATCACATTATAGAAAGGAGGTAAAATATTGAGTGAAATAGAAAATAAAACAGACCAACTTTCTGAAGAGCAAGTTTGGAGTATGCTTGAATTTTCACAGTCTCTTAATGGGGGTGGCATATATTCTAATATATTGACGCCCATGTTAATTAATGCCCGTATGAAAGATATGAATCTTTCCCCACTTCAGGCCAGTGAAAATGAATTGAATCTAGCAATGACTGATCCTAAAAATAGTGAAATAGTATTACAATCTTTTAGTCAGGATTTAGAGGACAGATCTGCTTTTTATCACAGATTGCTAGATTACATGGGTGATATGTTAGCCTTCGACATGTCTTACGAGTGCATAACAAAAGGAGTTAAATATAAAGATAAATCATATCAAAAAGAACTAGATATTGTAAAATCTTTTATTGATAGATTTGATTATAAAAATGAGTTCGGCATAGTTATGAGGGAAATGTATCGAAATGAAGCTTTTTTTGGTTGCGTAAGATTAGATGATGAACAAATAACTATTCAAGAAATGCCAGCCAGTCCGACTTACACGATGATTACTGGCAGATCGGCATATACTTTATTATATTCAATGTCTATGTATTTTTTTCTTCAACCTGGAGTTGATATTAATATGTTTCCTCCGTTTTTTAGAAAAAAATATTTAGAATTATGGGGAGATAAAAAAGGAAATTTGCCTTTTTACAATCCCTCTATGAATATCAACGATAGAGGAGACTCATCTTGGGTTTACTGGCAGGATTTAAGTGTTGGAAAAGATCCTTATGCTTGGTGTTTTAAATTGCAACCTTTTCTTGCTACGCGTATTCCTCCATTTGCATCTCTATTTTTAGATATAATACAACAACCACTAATGAGATCGTTACAGAAAAATATCAATATGGCTGCCGCAACAAAATTAGTAATGGGGGAAGTTCCTTATAATAAGGATACTCAAGCCAAGACTAGAGATCAATTTATGATTTCTCCTGGAAATTTAGGCAATTTTTTGGCTTTTGTAAAGGCAGCTATAGGGGATGCATTAAAAACAGTTGCTTTACCTTTAAGTAATATTCAAGGATTAGAGTTTCAACCAGAGAATGAGCTATATTCCTCATACTTAAGGAATACAATTGCACAATCGGGAATCAACGCGAACCTTATATACACAAATCAAAATAGAACCAATAACATCGAGGCACAGCTCTCAATTGGGGTAGATGAACAAAAATTAATAAAAGTGTATCCCCAATTTGAGAAATTTTTGAATTTTCACATAAATAGGCTGACAACAAATTACAAATTCAAGTTTCATTTTGAAGGAACTAATAATTTTACTAACAGAAATGAGAGATTTGATAAATTAATGGCTTTAGCAGATAAAGGTATTGTATTACCTAATAAGATTGCTGGCGCAATAGGTATGGATCCTTTTGATTTTCAGAGAGAATTGGATGAGGCAAGGGAAACAGGTTGGGTAGATAAACTCACACCAATATTATCAAGTTTTCAAATGTCTGGATCAACAGACACATCAAAACCCAATGGCCGCCCACAAAAAAAAGATAGCGAATTAAGTGATGAAGGCGATAATACTCGCTCAACTGCGGCCAATGTAGGTCGTGGGGGCAAAATTTAATAATAAAATCGTAATTTTATATAATAAAATTAATCAAGGATATAGAAATAATATTTTCGGTTGACCGAATAATGTTCTATATTTAAAATTTGAAAAAAGTTTTAGGAGGATAAAAATGGGAATATCGGATAGCAATGCAACTAAATTGACGAAAATGAATCGTGCTGCACAAAATGTAACGCTTGGTACTTTATTGCAAACAATGGAAAGTGGTTCTGCGGCCCAAACAGTACAAATAACTACTTTAATGTCTGCATCGCAAACTGCCAATAGTCAAATTGTTGCTTTACAAGCAGGAGTAATGGGTAAATCTGGCAGCCAGGTAATTACAAGTACGCACACGAATGCCTCGGTCGTTACAATTGATACTGGTGTTACAATAAAAGGACAGATTGTTCAAATATATAGAAGCGGTAGTCTTACTAATGCTGGAGCATACGTTACAAAATCTAGTGGAAGTTTATCGATTCGCGCTAATACAAATGGGAGCTATATATTAACGGCAGGTGATGAAATAAATTGGTTAGCGTTTTAAATAGAGATGGAATAATTCCTCTCTGAAAGGAGGAATATTATTTGAAACTTAGTGATAATTTAAATTCTGCATTAAATGAGCAAATTTTAATAGAGTTGGGTAATCAAAATAAATATATGCAGATTCAATCTTACTGTGAAAATTTGCAATTAAAAAAATTATCTGGTTATTTCAAAATTCAAGCAGATGGTGAAAAAGATCATGCAAATTTATTTATGAATCATATAAATGATCGTAATGGAGGAAATGTAATTTTAGGTGATGTGGAGTTTCCTAAAACTAATTTTGGCTCAATTGCTGATGTTGGTGATTTTTACGTATTGACAGAACAACAGACTACGGAATCTATTGAATCATTATATGATTTAGCATTAAGCGAAAAATCTTATATTGATTTGCCGTTTTTACAATCTATGCTTTTAGAGCAATGTGAAGAAGAAGATGTGTCTCAAAAATTTGCAATGAATGTAAAAATGGTAAAAGATATTGTATTATTTGATGCTACATTCGAAGGATAAAAAATGTGTTACATATTAAATCCTACAGAAAAAATGCTAAAGTCTTGGTACAAATGTAATAAATATGTTGCTGATTATTTAATTACAAAATGTGGAATGATAAATATATATATAGATAAAAATGAAAAATATTATTTTGTCAAATCGCAATGTTTATTAGATAATATTAGTAAATTGCCATTACATATTAAGTTGATGAAATTATTATAAATTTGAGAAGGATAATATCTCCTTCGATGAAAGGAGGTAAAATATTGGGTGGATAAAAAATATTTAAATTTCGAGATAGAAAATGCTGAAATAATCAGTAATGATAATAATTCTGAATTTTTGACAGCAAGTATTGATGCGTTTAGTACGGGGATAACAAAAAATGATACTATATGTGATGTAGAAGCATTAAAGAAATCTGCGCCTACTATATATGAGAAACCAATACTTTTTACAATTGATGAAAGATTCGGCGACTTCTATACGCACACGGAGCCTGAGAAGTCATTGGTGGCGGGTTTTGTAGTTCCTAATAGTGCAACATTTAAAGAAAATGGGGATAAGACAGTATTAAATGTTCAAGCTAAAATTTGGTCAAGATATGCTAAAAATTTTGTAGATGTTTTCAAGAATGGTGGTACTCATTCAAAAAAAGTTAGTGTAGAAGTTAATTTATTAGATTCAGAAAATGAAAATGGTCTTTTGAAAATGAAGAACTGGATCTTTTCGGGCATATGTGTATTATCGGATTTAATTCAAGAAGCTTGTGTAGGTTCGAATATAGTGCTAAATTTTGCTGAAGAAAATGAGAAAATTAAAAAAGCATATATATTAGAATTTGGAAAATATGAAAATATAGATTTCAAAATTCCGGACATAGTAAAAAAAAATGCACAAGAGGGATTAGATTTATATAAAAAACATGGTAGAGGTGGGACAAGTATAACATTAAGTAATGCTAGATTTTTTATTGGCAATGACGCTATTACTCCAGAAAAAGTACATTATATATCAAAATATTTTAAAAATAAATATAATTTAGATGACAAATCTAGCAATGATTATATTTCATATCAATTAATGGGTGGAAATGAAGCTAGAAAATGGTTACAGGGAGTTGCAAATGAAATGAGCGCAAAAGATGATGAACAATCTGCTTATTTTGCGGATGAATTAACTTTTCCTTATAAGACAAGAGGGGATATGAATCCATCATTGAAGGGTATAGACCCACCTATTACGGCATCTCAGGGTGAGGAAATAGCAAAACAAGCCGAAAGTATAGGAAGCGATAAAGAAAAAAATGGATGGGCAATAGCAATTAGTTCATTTAAAAAATCTCATATTGTCAAAGATGGCAAATGGGTAAAAAAGGAGGAATCGAAGAATATGAGCGATGAAGAAGAAAAGAAAGAATTTGTAGAAGAAAAAGACGAAAAAGAAAAACTGAAAGAAGAGAAAGAAGAAGCTAAAGAAAATCCTAAAGAGGAAGAAAAAGAAACTAAGGAAGAAGAAAAAAAGGAAGATAAAAAAGAAAAATTTTCTTTAGATGCTAATGCTGATGCAATGGCTATGATGGCAATGTTGAAATCCGAAACTGAAAAGAATGAGGGTATTGCTAAAAAACAGGATTTTGAAGTTTTTGAAGCTAATTTAAAAGAAGAAAAATTCGCCGATGCTGTTGGGGCTATGTTTAGCTTTATGTGCAAAATGTCCGAACGTATGTGTAAGATGGAAGAAGATAATAAAGCATATATGCAGGAATTTGAAGAATTAAAAAAATTTAAAGCAGAAAAAGAAGGCGAACAGAAAACATTTGAAGTTAATTCGACTTTAAAGAAAATGTCTGAAGAAGCAGATATTCCTGAAGAAAAAATGTCTGAAATGAGAAGGGAATCTGAAAAATTTTCTGTTGAAAATATTAATAGTTGGAAAAATTATTGCAAGGCGATAGCTTTTGATTATAAAAAAAAAGTTAAAACAGAAGAAGCAGACACAGTTATAGGATATGCTTTACCGTGGGGAATCCCTGATAAAACTCAAACGAAATCGATTTGGGAACAAGTTTAATAAAAAAATTAGGAGGAATAATAAATGAGTTATGGTATTTTAATTAAATCTCGTGTCGCAGCCGAAGACGTAACCGCATGGAATCGAAGCGCTATTGCTGGTTCGACTGTTAATATTGATAATGGTAATGTGTTTTTTCTTGCTACTAAATCTACCACAAGTGGAGAAGCGGAAGTTTGGGCTGTAACTAAAGCGTCTGGTAGTACTATGACTAATATGTGGATGGCTGCTTCGCCTGATACTGTTGTTACTACAGTTAGTGGAACTTATGAATATAAAGGATTAAATTCTGATCCGCGTAATTTTACTAATCTTGGTGGCAAAGTTTTTGATGCGTTTAAACCTCAAGTTGGTGATGTTGTGAGAATGTCATCTGATGCTATTTCTGGCAGTCCTTCTACTGGAAATTATGTTTGCCCAGTCGATAATAGCTATGTATTAACTTTTGCAGCTAGTCAGACTGCCAGTGCCTTAGCTTTGCAATTACTTAAGGAAACTTATATTTCTATTGGTAGTGGTGCTATTGATACTCAACGAGTGTTAGCTTATGACTTTGTTGTCCTTGCTAACTAATTTTCATATAAGAATAATCTAAGGAGGACAATATAAATATGAATATGAATTTTTCTATTAACAATCCGCTGTTGAAGGATTTATTTAAAGACTATTGGAATCATTTTCGTGTAGAAACTCTCAAGAAACCAGGCAGTTATGATACTCGTTTTTCTTTTGATGAAAAAGAAAAGAAACTGAATACTGAATTACGCAAAGAAATTTTGAAGCGCGCTAATGTTGGGTATGCGGTTGAATCTAATGTTGCTGATTGGTTTACTCATCCTTTAGTACAATATGAAACTTTTGCTGTTAGTAATGCGTTAGTCGATATGATTTTGCCCGATTCTATTATTGAGTCTATTGGTATTTATACTGATATTCGCAATGGTGCTTGGGGCGATTCCTTCGCCTTTGATGTCGAGGCCAGAGACCTCTTTGTGGTTTCTAAATCTGGCAAAGCACAAAAACATAGCGAAATCAAAAAACAGTATAAAGGTCAGGTTACTGTAATTCCTGAATGGCATCAGATTACAGTTGGAGTAAATTTCTATAATGTTTTATCTGGCAAAGAGTCTTTAGCTAATTTTGTTATGAAAGCTGCAAGATCTATTGAAACTCAGATGACATTAGATACCTATACTGTTTTTGCTACTGCTATGACTGCATTGGATAGCACTACGACAACTGGCTTGCGCGTATCTGGATTTTCACAAGCAAATCTCGTTCGTCTTTGCGAACAAGTTTCTGCATGGTCTTTAGGTGCTAAACCTATTGTTATGGGAACTCAGTTGGCATTGGTTAATATTTTGCCGGATGATGCTAATTATAGATATTACCTAAGTGATCCTTATGCTGCTTTGGGGTATATGCCTACAGCTTTTGGATATGATGTTATGAAATTAAACCAAGTTGCCGATCTTACTACTCCATTCGGCATGGCCTTAGCAAATGATAGACTTTGGATTGTTGCACCAGCATCTCAGAAAATCGTTAAACTTTGTATTGAAGGTAATACTTTGTCTAATACTACTGGAGTGTGGGAGAACGCAGACCTAACGCAAAGTTCGACATTAATCAAGTCATATAAGCCCGCAGTAGCCACAAACGCCATAGCCGCTGTAATTACGTTATAAAAGGTATTATTTACCTTATTTGTAATATTTAATTTATAGTAGCTAGTATATTAAATTATACTAGCTACTAATTTAGTTTAGAGGCAATAGAGGAGAAAAGAGGAATAAATGTCAAGACCAAAAAAAATCAATAATATTGTAGATAATAATGATATTGAAAATATAGAAAATGAAAATTCTAAAGTAGAAGAATTAGAATTAAAATTAGCAAAAATGTCGGAATTATTAGAATCACTAATGCAAAATAAGAATAATATTGAGCAAAAAAATTCTAACGATGATTACATTGATGATGTAGAAGAAAATAAAATTAAAATCAATTCGGATGATTATATCAAAGTTATATCGCTTTGTCCAGAATATTTAATTTTAAGAACAACACCATATGGTCAAAAGGGAGATACATATGAATTTGAAAAATATGGTGAAGTAAAAAGAATTTTATATGGTGCTGTAACTAGAATAATAGATATTAATCGTAAATTTTTGGAACAGGGAAAATTTGCTATAATGAATTCCAAGGTTATTCGTAGACATGGTTTGGATGATGTCCTTGGTAAAGTTCTGACGAAAGAAACCATAGATAAAATATTGGCTGGAAATCAAAGTGATGCTGTAAATTTATTCAAAACTGCTAATGATAATCAGAGGGAAAATATTGCTAGAATGTTGATGGATAGACTTATAGCAGGTGAAGAAATTGATTTGAATTTTCTAGATAGATTATCTCGTATTATTGGTTATAATATTCAACAGAGGGCAAGTGAAATGAAATTTGCTGCACAAGCTGTTGGTATGATTAAAAAAGATAAAGAAGAAAAAGAAGAAGAATAAAAGGTATTTCTGAATTTATTTATAATAATGACAGAATATAGAGTATATCATTGTACTCATTTAAACACAATGTTGTTTAATAAAGGTTTTGTATGAACCCAATGAAAGGTAAGTTTTATTATTATGAAAAATAAATAGAAAGGAGGGCTATTGAGTACATTAAGTAGTGAAGTAAACGATTTGTTTCTCACACGCGTGCGCGATTATCGTTTGGATGCTATATTCAATGCCTCCGGATCGTTTGTACTTAATCAATATTTGGAAGTTTGGCTTATGGATGCGATTTCTGATTTTGAAGATTATGCAGATCAAGATTTGACATATGTAACTAGCGGTAGTACAACAGAGGGATATTTTACAACTACATTAAATACAAAGAACAAACTGATAATTTCAAAAATCATGACGAAATATTGGTTGCAAAAAACTATAAATGATGTGTTAATGATGGGATTACATGTTACAGACAGGGATTTCAAAACGTTTTCATCCGCACAAAATCTTAGAGCAAAACAAGATTATTTGAATTCATTAAAGGAAGAATTAAGCCAGGAAATAATTGATTACACATATCAGCGTAATAACTTTACAAATTGGAAAAATCAAGATTTTGATTAATAATTAGTTGATAAAAGGATAGGTAGGAATGGATTGATCACTATTCTGAAAAGCAGAGACTCCCTGCAAAGCCTATCCTTTTTATCTTATTATGGAGTTCAAAGGAGAAACTATATGCATAATTGCGGAATTTATAAAATTGAAAATATAATAAATAAAGACTGCTATATAGGAAGAAGTAAAAATTTAAAACAAAGACTTAACAAACATCTTCGATTATTAAAGAAAAATAAACATTTTAATTTTTATTTACAAAACGCAGTTAATAAATATGATATTAAAAATTTTATTTTAAAAGTGATCGTTTATTGTGAAGAAAAAGATTTACATTATTATGAACAAAATTTAGTTAATAAATTGAAACCGAAATATAATATTTGCCTAGAATGTGTTGATAATATTTCTGGATATAAGTTTTCTGAAGAAGCTAAAATTAAGATGTCTGAATCTAGAAAGGGAGAAAAATCGCTTACATTTGGTAAAAAAAGAGATAAGGATATTTGCCAAAAAATTACAAAGGGCAAACTTGGCAAAAAAATATCTAAAAAAACAACCAGTAAATATGTTGGGGTGTCTTTTCATAAAAATACTAATCTTTGGGTAAGTCATATAAGCTATAATAAAAGATCTATTCATTTAGGATATTTTAATACTGAATTTGAAGCGGCTATATCATATAATTCTGCCGCAATAAGTTTATATGGGTATGAAGCAAAACTAAATGTAATTGAAAATGCTAATAAATATGTTTTAAATGAATTATATATGTATAAAAACAATAAAAATATTTATAACGAGAAACTTTCTATATCAATTTTAGGGGAAAAAAGAAGAAAAAATTGTACAAGTATTTATGTTGGTGTTTATTATATTAAAGATAGAAAAAAATGGACGGCTAAG